CGGCCCGGTCATGTCCAGGATCGGCGAGATCGCCGGCGAAGAGTTCATGCCCTGGCAGCATCTGGTCGCCGGCTGCGGCCTCGAGCTGGCACCGGATAGCCGATGGGCGCACCGTGGAGTCTGTGTCCTGGTCGGCCGGCAGAACGGCAAGACCCGAATCCTGAAAGGCCGGGTGATGACCGGCCTCTTCGCTCCCCAACTCGAGGACGAGCGGCTGATCCTCCACACAGCCCAGGACCGCACCGTCCCCCGTAAGTTCTTCGAGGAGCTGGTCGAAACGATCGAGTCGGTCCCCGCCTTCCGCCGGCAGATCGGCCGGAACGGAATCCGAGAGTCGAACGGCCAGGAGCGGATCCGGACCCGCGACGGCCGCACCTACAGGATCCTCGCTCCCCGACAGGCCGCGTTCAGGACCTGGTCGGCGGACCTGCTCATCTTCGACGAGCTCCGAGAGCTGCGCCCCGCCGTATGGGGTGCTGCCATCCCGACCCAGCGGGTCAGACCGAACCCGCAATGGTGGGCAGTCTCCAACGCCGGTAACGCCGACTCTCATCTTCTCGCCGGGCTGGTGGCCCGCGGGCGGCGCGCCGCCGCCGACCACGACGTCGACCCGCGCCTGTGTTACCTGGAATGGTCGGCCGAGGATCCAGCCTGTGCCCTGAACGACCGCGAGGCATGGAGACAGTCGAACCCGGCGCTGGGACACATTCTCACCGAGGAGGCCATCCTCGAGGACCTGGCCAGCCTCGCCGAGGACGACTTCCGGATCGAAGTCCTCTGCCAGTTCCTCGACACCGGCGGCACCCCCGCGGTTCCCGCCGTCGACTGGGCAGCCTGCGCCGCGGAGATCCCCACCTTCGACCCCGAGACCACCCGGGTCTGGTTCGGGGTCGGTGTCGACGCCGACGGCCGCGATGCTGCCCTCCTCGCCGGCGCCTGGACCGAGATCGACGACCAGGACGGCGTCGCCCAGAAGCGTCTCGCTGTCTCCCTGGTCGACTCGTGGACCGATCCCGACGCCATCGACCTGCTCGCCGTCGCCGACCGTGTCAAAGACTGGGTCCGCATGTGGCGTCCCCGCTCGTTCGCCTACGATCCGGCCACCTCCCAGATCATCGCCGACTACCTCGAGAAGAAGACGCCGGTCAAGCTCGAGAAGATCACCGGTACCGCCTTCACCTCGGCCAGCTCCCTCCTCTGGGACGCCGTTGTGAACCATCGCCTGGCCCATGCGAGCGACCCGGCCCTCGACGCTCAGATCGCTGCCGCCGGCCGGACCGACACTGGAGACGGCAATTGGAAGATCACCCGGAAAGACTCAGGCGGTCCCATCCCCGCCGTCACCGCCCTCACCCGGGTGGTCGCCGCCGCCTACGGACCAGACGTCACCCCACAGATCCACGGCTGATTCAGCCGAAGATCTCCCGGTAGTGATCGAGGTCGGGAGTCCGCAGCGGCGGCAGCTCCTCGATCTCGGGTGGCTCCTCACCGACGTCTTCACGGACGGCGAGGACCTTGGCTTTGCGGTAGGTGGGCATCGGTGTGGCGGCGACCGCCCGAACTTCGACGGATCGGCGGTAGACATAGTCGCCGTCCACTGAGGAGCCGTGGTCGACGAATTCGACGGACAGCCCGTCGTGGGACTCTTTGAGCATCGACCGGATCAGGTCGAGGTCGGGCCGGTCGTAGAGCCCGAAGGTGGCATGAGCTCCGTCGGAGGCTTCGGTGAGGCTCCGGGCGTATCCGATCTGGCGGGGCAGGTCCTCGCCGTGGTCGAGGTTGAGGCGGATGTAGTTGGGACGGCCTCGGAGCTTGTCGTCGATCATCTGCAGCTGGCGGGCGATCGCTCCGCGGGTGAACACCTCGGTGAAGGGCTGGCGTTTCCCGGTCTGGGGGTGGATGTCGACGACCGGGGCCGGCTCGTCGTAGGGGACGATCAGCCCTTCGACAGTGCGGCCGTCGTCCCTGAGCTCGAGCTCGGCGGGTGTGATCGAACGGACCAGGACCGTCAGTGGCATCTCATACTCCTTCCAGAGCCTGGACCGCGTCGGTGGCCGAGGCCTCGTCGGCGTCGATCTGTTCGATGCGGCGGATCTCCGCGGCGGTGATGGCCCGGCCGGTGTCGTCCTCGAGGCCGTGCAGCGCCTGGTAGGCGCGGGAGCGGCCCTCCAATCCGGGTCGGACGTAGCTGTCGGGGTTGAAGAGCATCTTGTTGGTCCGGCCGGGGATCGCCCAAGGGGAGATCCCGTCGGAGATCTCCCTGGTGAACGGTCGGAGGGTCGACCGCCAGTGGTAGTCGAAGATCGACTCGACATTGCTGTAGGTCATCGAGGAGCCTTGGGGGAGGCCGACCTGGAAGGGTTGGACGCCGAGAGCGACCGCGATGCGGGATTCGTCGAACTGGCGCTGGTCGAGGAGGGCCATCTCCCGGGGGGTGATGGTCAGCCCGGCGAGGGTGAACCCTCCGGAGGTGATGGCGGGAGCTCCACCGCGGCGGGCGGCATGGTCGAGCCACTGGGCCCGGAGCCGGTCGACTTCGGTCTCGGTCAGCTCGTAGGGAGCGTTCAGGACTCCCCAGGGGATGCCACCGCGGGCGGTCAGGTCGGAGGCGAAATTCTGGGCGTTGAGGGCGGCGCCCCAGTTGGCGGCGACCGCCTCGAGGGGGGAATGCCCGCGGAGCTCGCCCGGCCAGACCGCGTACTTGATGTGGAGGACGTCGTCCCGGTCGAGGTCGGCGACATAGGCCCGGCCGTCGTCGAAGAGCTGGTCTTCCCAGCCCATCAGCTTGTAGGCGGGCCGGCCCCGATCATCCCGGTACACCTCGACCAGGTCGGGGTTGAGGACGGCGAAACGGGCGACTGACCCGTCGGCGAACCGGGCGAGCGCCCAGAGGATGATCTCCCCGCGCCGCTGAAAGGTCCAGATCATCTGTTTGACCGCTTCGGTGAAGGAGGCGTAGAGCCCGGGCGCGGGGTTCTCCATCCAAGAGAGGGGATCTGCGATCTTCCCGGCGCGGGACAGGTAGACCGGCATCGACCCGATGATCCGCGCGTTGAGGTCGATACAAGCGAAGACCACCGACACTTTCCCGACCGTGGATCCCATGCCGTTCCAGTTGGGGGTGTCCCAGTTGACCGGCCACCCGTCCCACCGCTGCACGTCGGGAGGCGGCGCGGACGCCGGATACATGACGTGGGTGTCGCCGAATCCGGGGCCGACGTTGGGACCGACCGTGCCAAGGGCCGGGTTCGGATTGGGCATGACGCCGTCGGCTGCTCGGGTGGCGACGACGACAAGGCCCGAACTGGTCGTCTGTTCGCTCACATCGGTCTGAGATCCTAGAAGATCCGACCGTTACGGCGCGGCGTGGTGGCCCTGGATCCGTAACGGCATGACTAGGGTGCCGGCTGTAGAGCGGACACCCCGTCCGAGGAGACACTCCACCGTCTGAGTGGCCACCCTCCCAGAGCGGACACCCCGTCGACATCCGACGACGCGACTGGAGTGTCCCTCATGTCAGAACATCCCCTGCTAGTCCACCTCCGCAGCGAGTTCGAGAAGACGAAGAACAAGGCCCAGGGGATCCTCGACCTGGCGGTGAAGGAAGCCAACCGGGACCTCACCGATGAGGAGAAGGAGGAGCTCGAGGTCCTGTCCAAGCGGAAGACCAGCCTCGAGGAGCAGATGGAGGCGGCGGCGTTCGACTGGAACATCAACCAGGAGACCACCGACAAGCTGCTCGCCCTCAAGGAGGCCAACGACCAGAAGGCGATCGTCTACCGGTCCGCCGGCGAGCTGGTCTGGGACATGTTGCACCAGTCCGAGCCGGAAGTCCGAGCCCGCTATCAGACGGTGATGAAGCGCGCCGCCCAGCACATGGGGACCGTGGCGGCCGAGACGACACCGGTCGCCGGTGACCTGGCCGGTCTCCATGTCGTCCCCAGCGTCGGCCCGGTCATCGATCCGATCCCCGGCTCGATGCCCTTCGCCACCGCCCTCGGCCTCCAGCCCCTGCCCGACACGACGTTCACCCGGCCCACGATGAAGGATCCCGACATCGATACTGGCGTCGGAGTCCAGGCCTTGGAGAAGGCCGAGCTGGCCTCCAAGAAGTTCGATGTGGATTCGGTCCCGGTCTCCTCGGACACGGTCGGCGGATACCTGAACATCAGCCAGAAGTTGCTCACCTTCCGAGCCGGCGCCCTCGACATCATCCTCCGCCAGATGCGGAAGCGGCTGAGCCGGGCGATCGAGAAGGGAATGGTGACAGCCGGGACGACCACCACGACAGTCCAGCCTCTCGAGTCCGACGCCGACGCGGCCGCGACGCTGCAGGCGATCTACGACGCGGCGGCCAGCGTGTATCAGGCGACCGGTGAGCTGGCCGAGTGGATCCTGATGGGCCCGCTCGGGTTCGCCATGATCGGCGGCAAGGTCGACCTGGCCGGCCGGCCCCTCTTCCCCTATCTGGGAGCAGCAAACGCTCCCGGGATGTCGAACGCCTCCAACTTCACGTCGCCGGTGGCCGGCCTGCGCCCGATCCAGACCTGGGCGATCGCCGACACGTCGATCTACGTCGGGAACGGGGAAGGCGTCGAAGGCTTCGTCTACCAGTACCCGGTCCTCGAAGCGGTAGAGCCGTCGGTCCTCGGCCGGCAGGTGGCGATTGCCGCTGAGCTGGCCAGCAACCATCCGGTCGCCAACTCGGTGGTCAAGCTGGCCGACGTCACCCCGTAGAAGATGACCTTTCCGGCCCCGTACCAGGAGTCATACCCCCCCAGTCTCTGGGGGGGTGAGGTCGCCGCCGTCAAGTCCAGCCCGGCCGGTCCGGCGGCGCCTGCCGTACCTGACGATTCCTGGTTGAAGGTCGACATCCAGGAGTGGCTGACCGAGCACGAGATCGCCTGGGACTCCTCGGCGACCAAGGCCGACCTGCTCGAGCTCGTCGCCGCTGCCACCGCGCCCGAGCCCGAGCCCGCGGCGGAGCCGGAGGCGGAGGGAGGGGAGGTGTGAGTCTTGACTGTGGGGTCACCGTCGAGGACATCCGGGGTCTGCTCGGCGTCCCGCCCGACGCCACCCGGGACCAACAGATCGGCTGGGCTCTCGACGCGGCCTGCGCT